AGGTCTTTCGAAGCGCACTATTTTTCTAGGCACAATCGCCTAAAGTAAACTAAAAAGTAGCGACATTCTGATCAAGCCAACTAAAAAACTCCTACCGTCGCATTGCACATTGCATTTTTTGATTTTCCCGAAATAGCCGGATGGCATTAGTAACTCAGTCAGAGGCAGCACGAATTCTTGGCATTACGCCGCCGTCAATTCACCAGGCGATTGCAAAGGGCCGCCTAAAAATTGTCCTAGATGAAAAGGGGCGGAAAAGAATCGACACGTCCACACTCGCTGAGGACTATCGGAAAAGCACGCAAACCCGCAATACTACCGCTCACAAGAAGGCATCGGAACTAGAGGCAAAGCAGCCTGAGCAAAAAGTGTCACGACCGCGTGGTCGTCCCAAGGCAGAGCCACGCATCTCGCGCACCCAGGAGTACATCCCGGATTACGACGAGAGTCGTGCTCGAACTGAGTATTTGAAGGCTGAGTTGCTGGAGCTAGATCGCCAAACCAAGGCAGGCAAGCTGGTTCCGGTGGATGAAGTTGAGGCGAAGTGGCTTGAGGTGATCACCCTGGCGAGGGGCAAGATGCTGGGGATACCAACAAAGGCCAAGCAGCGGATACCAGACCTAGATGCTGCCGCGATGGCGTGTTTGGAGGATATTGTGCGCGAAACGCTTGAAGACTTGGCTGGGGAGGCAGGCGAATGAGCAATATCGATCTGCTGGAGAAAAAAGCATTTTTGGCGTTCAAGCCACCCAAGAAGCTGAGCCTGAGCGAGTGGGCTGATGAGAATGCGTTTTTGAGCGCTGAGTCGAGTGCGGAGGGTGGCCGCTGGCGAACGCTGCCGTATCAGAAGGGAATAATGGACGCGATCACAGATCCTGCGATCGAGCAGGTGACGGTGATGAAGTCAGCTCGGGTGGGCTACTCGAAGATTTTGAACCATGTGATTGGGTATCACATCCACCAAGATCCAGCGCCAATCATGCTGGTGCAGCCGACGATTGAGGACGCGCAGGGCTACTCAAAGGAAGAGATTGCACCGATGTTGCGTGACACCCCGGTGCTCAAAGGCTTGGTGAGTGAGGCCAAAGCTAAGGACGGGGCAAACACGATCTTGCAAAAACAGTTTCCAGGGGGAACGCTTAGCTTGGTGGGAGCTAACTCTCCGCGTGGCTTTCGGCGTGTTAGCAGGCGGATCGTCCTGTTCGACGAGGTCGACGGCTATCCGCCTTCAGCTGGATCTGAGGGTGATCAGATCAAGCTGGGCATCCGGCGTACTGAGTACTACTGGAACCGGAAGATTGTCTCTGGTTCTACTCCGACAGTCAAAGACTTCAGTCGGATCGAGAAGATGTACCAACAGTCAGACATGAGGCGGTATTACGTCCCATGCCCGCATTGTGGTCATATGCAGTATTTGCGTTGGGCGCAGATCAAATGGCAAGACGATGACCCGTCGACTGCTTGCTATCAGTGCGAGAAGTGCAAAAAACATATTCCGCACTCAAGGAAAAGGTGGATGGTTGAACGTGGTGAGTGGCGAGGAACAGCACCGTTCAATGGCAAGCATGCAGGATTTCATATCTGGGCGGCTTACAGCTACTCACCAAATGCTGCGTGGTCCAACTTGGTGGAGGAGTTTTTAGAGGCAAAGCATGATGCGGAGCAACTTAAAACTTGGGTCAACACGATTGTTGGTGAGGTGTGGGAGGACGAATACGCCAGCAAGATGAGCGGCGAGTCGTTGATGCAGCGCTCTGCAGAGGAGAAGTACAAGCAGGCATCACCACCTGCTGAAGTGTTGTTGCTGACGTGTGGTTGTGACTGCCAAGACGACAGACTGAGCTTGTCAGTCTGGGGATGGGCAAGGGATGAAGAGGCTTATCTGGTTGATCGAGTTGTTCTTCATGGATCACCGTCACGACCGGAAGTATGGAAACAACTAGATGAGGTGCTCCAGAATCCGTATGAGACGGAGGATGGGCGCAAGTTAAATATTGAGGTGTGCTGCATTGACTCTGGTGGTCACCACACCCAAGAGGTGTATGGCTATAGCCGTGAGCGTGCAGCGATGGGTGTTATTGCGATCAAGGGTATGGGTCAGAAGGGCAAGCCGCCGCTAGGCAAGCCCAGCAAAGTTGACATCAACTTCAAGGGCAGAGCAATGAAAAATGGTGCTCAGTTGTTCCCTGTTGGCGTTGATGGTGTCAAGTCGTTGTTGTTTGGTCGCTTGAAGCACAATGACCCTGGCCCTGGGTATCTGCACTTCTATCCAACGGTTGGTCCGGATTACTTTTCGGAGTTGACAGCCGAACGTCAGGTATTGCGTTACCGGAATGGGTTCCCAGAGAGAGTTTGGGTGAAGAAGAGTCAGAGTCCAAACGAGGCTTTGGATGAAATGGTCTATGCATATGCGGCATTGCACCGGCTCTACCAGAAGTATGACCGGAGAAGTATCTGGGATCAGTTCGAGCGCCGTAATGAGCCTAATAAGCCGGCTCAGCTAGGATCGAAGCAACAAAAACGGCCTAAACGCCGTAATTTCGTCCAAAGCTGGTAGTCCCGTGAACATCCCAAGCGAGATTCGGGCTGGTGACACCGTTAAGTGGAGAGATGACTCTTCCACGGATGTTTTCGGCAATGAAATCAAAAGTGACGAATGGACGCTCAAGTATTACTTGAGGACAAATGAGGCGCCAGATGCGCATACATCTACCGGCACCGTATTCGGCACTGGGTGGGAGTTCACACTCAGCGCAACGGTAACTGCTGATTTTGATGCTGGCACTTGGTATTGGCAGGCGATTGCAACCAAGGGCGCCGAGACTTTGACGCTCGGCTATGGCAGTTTGACTGTCGAGGCCAGCCTCAGTTACACAGGGGCAGCGACACCAAAGTATGACGGTCGCACTCAGGCCGAGAAAGATTTAGAGGCAGTACAAACAGCAATCAGGACGCTGATTGCTGGTGGCGCGGTACAGGAATACAGGATCGGCAATCGCAACTTGAAGCGCTATGAGCTGCAGGACTTGATTCAGCTGGAGGGTCGACTCAAGGCTGAGGTCAATCGAGAGCAGATGGCTGAGAAGATTGCCAATGGCCTTGGCAATCCGCGCAACATGTTTGTGAGGTTCAACTGATCATGGGTATCCGGACTTCGATCATGAACTTCTTGGGCTTTGGCAAGCCCAATCCGCGCACGTTGCGCCGTGGCTACACCGGCGCGATGGTTTCGCGTCTGACATCTGATTGGATGTCGACGCAGGCCAGCGCTGACGCGGAAATTAGGGGCAATTTGCGCCGTTTACGGGATCGTTCCCGTGAGATGGTGCGGAATAACCCGTACGCACGGCAGGCAAAGCGGACGACGCAGATCAATGTGATCGGCACCGGCATCAAGCTGCAGTCACAGGTGTTGCAGTTGCGTGGCAGCCGACGTGACAACAGGATCAATAACGAGATTGAGCAGAAGTGGTCGTACTGGACGCGGCCTAATCACTGCGATTGCTCTGGCCGATACAGCTTCCATGACTTTGAGTGGCTGGCTTCTGGCGCCATGTGTGAGTCAGGAGAGGCATTGTTCCGGATCATCCGGCGACCTTTTGGTGACTCCAAGGTGCCATTGGCGCTGCAGATGCTGGAAAGCGACCTGCTGGATGAGTCATACCAAGGCGACACCAGAGCCACTGGCAACGAGTGGCGCAATGGCGTCGAGGTGGATCAGTGGGGGCGTCCGGTCCGGTACGCAATCCTGACCCGTCACCCTGGGGATACGTTCTTCCAAGGCAATCCGGCGCGCGACAGGAAGCATGTGCTGCTGCCGGCAGATGACGTGATTCATCTGTTTATGCCAGAGCGCCCTGGTCAGAACCGTGGAGTGCCGTGGTTCCACAGCGTGATGGCAGATGCGCATCAGCTGCAGGGTTACGAGGAAGCAGCAGTGATCCGTGCCCGTGCTGGCGCGAGCATCATGGGATTTATCACCAATAACGAGGGTGAGCTGATTGCTGATGACGTTGAAAACAACCAGCGGATCAGCGAGTTTGAGCCCGGCACTTTTAAGTACCTCTCCCCCGGAGAGTCTGTCTCAGTCCCTGACATCGACTCACCGGATCAGCAGTTCGAGATGTTTGTCAAAAACAAGGTGCGGCGGTTTGCGTCGGGCTTTGGCTGCTCGTACGAGACGCTGTCTCGCGACTTCAGCGACACCAACTACAGCAGCTCACGGCTTTCGCTTCTTGAGGACCGTGAGCATTGGCGAGTGGTCCAGAAGTATCTGATCGATAACTTCCACAACCGGGTGTTCCGTGAGTGGCTCAACCTTGCAGTCCTTAGTGGCTACTGCGATTTCCCTGACTACGAACTCCGGCCTGAGCGTTATTTGTCGCCGCGTTGGATGCCGCGTGGCTGGAGCTGGGTCGATCCGCTTAAGGAAGTGAAGGCTTACCGGGAGGCGGAGCAGGCTGGGTACATGACGAAGCAGCAAATCATTGCCTACTCGGGAGGTGATTTTGATGACAACGTCTCGGAGTTGGCGCGTGAACAGCAATTGGCTGCTGATGCTGGAATCAAACTAGACAAGGATTTGGATTTGACCGACGAGGCTATGCAGCTGTCCTTGCTTGAATCAGAAGAACCTCAGCCCACCCGCAAACGGAGCAATGGCAAACGTAAACGGAGTTGAGATCAGCCTCATGCCAAACGATGGCATGAGGAAAGAGGCGCAGCGTTATCGGGATTGGAAGTCAGAGGGCGAGGGTGGTGGTACTGATGTTGCTCGCACCCGCGCTAGTCAGATTTTGAGTGGCAAGGAGCTTTCAGCAGACACGGTGATCACGATGTCTGCTTGGTTTGCTCGTCACGAAGTAGACAAACAAGGCAAGGGATTCAGCCCTGGTGAAGAGGGGTATCCCAGCAACGGAAGAGTTGCTTGGGCGGCTTGGGGTGGCGATCCCGGCAAGTCATGGGCTGATGCTCGGGCGAAGCGAATCAAAGCGGCCCGAGAAGATAGACAACTTATTAGCAATAATGGGGAAGATCTCTTAGGCCCTATGGAGCAGGAACAGGAAAGAGCGGCACCTGACGCTCTCAAACGAGGAGACTTTGTCTCTTGGAATTCATCAGGTGGCCGCGCCGAGGGCCGGATCGATCGCATCGAGCGTGACGGAACAATTGATGTTCCTGATTCTTCTTTCACGATCACTGGCACCGAGGACGATCCTGCTGCTCTGATCACTCTTTACCGCGATAAAGAGGCTACTGATCGGAAGGTAGGTCACAAGTTCAGCACGCTGACAAAGATCTCACCAATCCGATCTCAAGAAAGGGCTGAGCCGGATGCACTAAGCAAAGGTGACTTTGTTTCTTGGAACACTCCTGGTGGTCGCGCTCGGGGCAAGATCACAAGGGTTGAGCGAAATGGCAAAATCGACGTGCCTGGCAGCTCTTTCGAGATCAATGGCACAGAAGATGATCCTGCTGCTCTGATTGCGATTTATCGTGACAGAGAGGAGACCGACATCTTTGCAGGGCATCGGTTTAGTGCCTTGACAAAGATTGCTGCCATTCGGGCTAAGGAGCCTGAGGAGAAGCGATCAGTGGTTGGCGAGCGCATGCAGCGCACCGAGGCGACTGAAATCCGAACGCTTGACGATCGGACTTTTGAGTTTCCTTTCAGCTCTGAATATCCGGTCGCTCGTTACTTTGGCACTGAGGTGCTGAGTCACGAGGGGAAAGCGCCTAACTTCATGCGTCTCAACGATGGCGCTCCATTCCTGTTCAACCACAACCCAGACAAGGTTTTGGGTGTGGTTGAGCGGGCTTATCTGGACAAGAAGAAAAAGCGGGCGTATGCAAAAATCCGCTTTTCGCGCTCTGATTTTGCCAAACAGTATCTAGATGACGTTAAAGACGGCATCTTGCGCG